ATATCAGGGTCGCCGCGTTGCCTTTTCTTTCTGGGCGAGAGCGGGTGCAAACTTCTCTGCGTTGGGTAATCTCCTCAACGTTCGAGTGGTTACCGGCACGGGCACTGATCAATCTGCGGCGAACGCTGTTGCGGGCACGTGGACCGGTTACTCGAACCGTCAGCTTGCGGTTCCTTCGAACGGCGTCAGAAATATCGGCGGCGGTGCTGCCGGCAATCCTTCTGGCACTGAAGCTGCGGTCATTTTGACAAACGCAAACAATGTCCAGTTGACCACATCTTATGTGCGCTACTACCTGACGGCTCTCATTCCCGCGGATGCCAATCAGATCGGCGTGTTGCTTTCCTATGTGCCTGTCGGTACCGCCGGCGCCAACGACTTCTTCGAAGTCCTCGGACTCCAACTCGAACCGGTTGCCGCGACTCTCCCCTTCCCGTCTCCTTTCGAATTCAGAAAGGCGGCTGTGGAAGACCTGTTGTGCCGTCGCTATTGCCAATCCTTCCCGGAACCGGCTGCCGCCGTTGCCGTTGCTCCTGGGTTGGCGACTGGTGCAGCCGCTCAGAAGATCGCCATTCCGTTGTATCCGCCAATGCGTGCGGCTCCAACGATGACGATCCCGACCGCTGGGACGTTCCGCATCAACGTTGCCGGCACGCCGACTGCCGTCACACTCGCCGCAGCCACGTCTACCAGAAACTGCGGAAACCTCACGGGTGGCGCCACCAATACTGCTGGTCAAGCCGTTCTCCTTGAGGGCAACGGTGGCGCCGGGTTGATCGTGGCGTCTGCCGAACTGTAAAAGATCAAACGCATTGGAAAGATCATGCCGCGAGTCAGGGGAATTACGATGCCGAAACGTGAAAATGTCGAGTCCATAAGGGTTCGTCAAATTGAGAACGGTTATATCGTTTCGAAAGAGACGTATACATCTTCAAAAGGTTTTGAGTGTCGTGAAGTCTTCACTGACAAGCGTCCTGATCTTTCCGTCGCTGGTCTGAAACCAAAGTCTTCTGGAGGCGCCTCAAAAGCGCCTTCAAGTTCTCTCAACAAGGCCATCGGTGAGTTGAAAAAGAAATAAAGTCCAACAAGATAGGGATTTCAAAAATGGCAAATGGTAAAGCCGGAAGACCCCTGGGCAGTAAAGACTCGAAGCCAAGGAATGCAGACCGACCGTTTGCCGATGCTTTGAGGGTTGCAATCCACAGAGCCATTGACTCCGGTGAACACAAAGGCAAGGTGCGATTGAATGTGATTGCTGAGAAGTTGGCAGTCGCCGCCATCAACGGAGACGCTTGGGCAATCAAGGAAATCGCCGATAGAATGGACGGTCGTCCTGCCCAACAGATCAATCATGCAGGTTCCAATGGCGATGAGCTTCCAACCGGGATCTCGGTTGTCTTCGTCCCAACAGGCGGAAAGCCTAGTCCGTGACACAGGCTAGAGCCCAGTTTCCAGAGAAGCTCCAACTTCTCTTCAAGCCAAAGAGATACAAGGTTCTCCACGGCGGGCGCGGAGGCGCCAAGTCCTGGGGAATTGCTAGAGCGTTGTTGGTTCTAGCGGCATCGAAACCATTGAGAATACTCTGCGCCCGTGAGTTTCAAAACTCAATTGCAGAGTCGGTCCACCAACTTCTCTCACAACAAATCGTGGCGCTCGGCCTTTCGGCATTTTATGATGTTCAAGAGACCAAGATCATAGGCAACAATGGCTCTGAATTTGTTTTTGCTGGTTTGAGAAAGAACATCAACTCACTTAAATCATTTGAAGGCGTCGACATCGTCTGGGTCGAAGAAGCTGTGAACGTGTCAAAACGCAGCTGGGAAGTCTTGATCCCCACAATCAGAAAGGACGGTTCTGAGATTTGGGTCAGCTTCAATCCCGAACTTGAGACTGATGAGACCTACGTTAGGTTCGTCAAGGATCCCCCTCCAAATGCGGTAGTGTCGGAGATCTCTTGGAGAGACAACCCCTGGTTCCCTGAGGTGCTTCGTGTAGAGATGGAGACACTGAAGGCCAAGGACCCGGATGCTTGGCTCCACGTTTGGGAAGGCAAGTGTTCTCAGACTCTGACCGGCGCCATCTACGCCAAGGAGCTTCGTGCTGTGCTCGAGGAGAAGCGCAGAACACGGGTTCCATATGATCCTAGCAAACCAGTGTTCACGTTCTGGGACCTTGGCAGGTCGGATCACACGGCCATCTGGTTTGCCCAGCTTGTTGGCTATGAACGTCGCATCATTGACTATTACTCAAACAACCTTCAGTCTATTGGTCACTACATGAAGACCCTTCAGACGAAGCCCTATGTGTATGATACTCACTACCTACCTCATGACGCTAGATCGAAGACCATCATGCATCCTCTTTCAATCGAGGGTCAGATGGTCGCCGCTGGCTTCAAGGTGCAGATTGTCCCGAACATCAGCATCGAAGACGGCATCAATGCGGCTCGCACCATATTTCCTTCTTGCGTCTTTGATGAGCAGAACACTCAAGACGGTTGGCAGTGTCTGAGCCACTATCAATACAAGGTCGACGAAGTCACCGGCCAATTCAGCAAAGAACCGCTGCACAATTGGGCCTCCCATGGTGCCGACGCATTCCGCTACCTGGCGGTTGGTCTCAAAGAGGCCAAGCCGAAAGGTCTGAAACAACAGAAGACCATCAACGTTGAACTGCCCATGACCGGCGGTGCGTGGTTGTCGTCATGAAGGAGCCGTCCAAATGAGTGGCTATATCGAAGTTCCGCAGGGCGATGGTCTGGATCCTGAACAGTTCCTCCCCATTCTCGAACCTCAGAAGCCTGAAGACCTCTCACAAGAGGAAGATCCTCAGGCTACAAAGAAGGTTCCAAAGCGCCAAGGCGATAAGATCCTTGAAGAGGCCAAGGAGAGGTTCAAACTCTGTGCTGCGTGGGAAGCACTGACTCGAAAGAGAAACCTCGAGGACTTGAAGTTCGTTGAAGCTGACAGTGAGAACGGCTTTCAATGGCCGAACGATGTTCGCAAGGCCAGAGAGGTCGATAAAAGACCTGCGCTGACTATCAACAAGACCAGGCAACACTGCCTGATGATCATCAACGACGCCAAGCAGAACAAGCCGACCATCAAGATCAAAGCGACAGGCGGCGGTGCCACGTATCAGGCGGCACAGGTGCTTGAGAGCATCGTTCGCAGCATTGAATACCACTCGAATGCTTCCAGTGCCTACGACTCAGCCACTGAGAGCCAGGTCAAAATGGGCATCGGCTACTGGCGTGTGGTCACCGACTACGTGGCTGACGACTCATTTGACCAGGAGATCTTCATTCGAAGGGTCCGTGACCCGTTCTCAGTCTATATCGACCCTGACATCAATGAGGTTGACGGGTCAGATGCCTCCTACGCATTCATCTTCCAAGATATGCCAGTCGATGAGTTCAACCGATCCTATCCGAACTTGAAGGGCAAGGTTGGTCGCAGCAATACCGGTCTCGATGAAGGCAACGACTGGGTTGATGATAAACACGTGCGCCGCGCCGAATACTTCAGACGCTTGGAACGTGAAGAGGAACTCATATCATTTGTCGACCCATCGAGCAACGAGAGGAAGGTTGTCAAGGCCTCGGACCTGAGTCCTGAGATCGTCGACATGGTTAAGAACGACCCTATGACACGGACGAGGATGGCCTCAACATACGACGTTGAGTGGTTCTTGATCGTTGGCTCCATGGTTCTCGAGACCAAGATTTGGCCTGGGAAATACATCCCGATCGTTCGAGTGATTGGTGAAGAGACCATCATTGACAAAGAGCTTGATCGCAAGGGCCATGTGAGGGCGTTGAAAGACCCTCAACGTGTTTACAACTATTGGAGTTCGTCGGCCGTCGAGAACGTTGCCCTCCAGTCCAAGACACCATACATCGCATCTGCCGAGTCAATTGAGGGCTTCGAGAACCAGTACGGCAACGCCAATCAGATCAACTATTCGGTCCTGCCCTACAATGCCTACGATGACCAGGGGAGGCCGCTACAACCACCGAAGCGCCAAGAGCCTGTGTCCATGCCTCAAGCATACATCACCGGCCTCCAGATTTCAAGCTCTGAAATGATGGCCGTCTCAGGCCAGTACGAGCCCACGCTCGGGGAGCAGGGTGATGAGAAGACGGGCATAGCCATCCAGGAACGTCAGCGTACTGGCAACAAGGCGACATTCCACTACATTGACAACCTTGCTGTTGCCATTAGGTTCA